GTGGCAATTGGAAGATCGGTTCCGACAAGGGCTCGGAATGTGGGAACCGCATTGGCTCCAGCAGTTGGACCGGCAAGCACATGGGTGGCCGCCTGTTGCTCCATCTGCGAAGTAATGGTTGCAACGCCAGCCACAACCGCACTTGAAAACGAAAGCGGTGTCGTATCGCTAAAAACAATGCTTTGAACGCCTTGTTGCAGCAGCCACTGGGAGCCATCCCAGGCGTGAGCTACGCCATTCGCGGTGTTGAACCACTGCTGTCCTGTGAAGCTGCCGTTACCGGCTGGAGGAGTGGCGGCAATGACTGTCGCTGAGTTGGCTGCAAGCTTTACGCCCGTGACCGCACCAGCATTGATCTTCTGTGTGATTACAGCACTATCGGCAAGCTTTGCAGAGCTAACCGCGAGATCTTCTATAGCAGTTGAATTGACGGCGCCAGTTGCAAACTTACCTGACGTGATAGTCGAGTTTGCAAGCTTTGCACCCGTAATTGCCAGATCAGCGATACCAGCAGTGGTCAGACCGGCTGGATCAATTTTGGCGGTAGTGATGGCACCATCAACAATTTTTATCGTTGTTACGGCATCATCAACAAGGCCCGCAGTGGGCAGTATCACTTGCTGATAAGCTGCGCCATCGTAGACTTTCAGATTTTTGTCTGTGCTATTAACAAAGCCACGCCCCCTGAAGTTATTTGTAGCTGGTTCAACACTGTCATATACAATTGCACTGTCTGCAGCCAACTTTGCTGCTGTTATAGCACTAGCTGCAATCGCATTGCTGCCAAGCTTTGTAGCGCTAGATTGATTGATCTTGGCAATGTCAATGCTGGAATTGTCAGCAAGAGCGGCGCCCGCTTCAAACAAATCCTTTGCAGTGACCTTTTTGTTTTCACTCGCAGAAATATCTACAATCGGGAGAACATCGGTTGCAGCGACCTCGGCTTCGGTCAGGGGCTGCAGTTGGGTGATGCGCTGATCCGCCACGGAAGCTTCCTCTACTGGGTGCTTCCCGCAGTTTAGTCAGTTACTTCAGTCAGAAGAAAATCGAGACCCTGTTGCAGGCGAATGCGATCAGTGTCTTCTTTGAGTAGGTATCCAGACGGCTGTCCAACAACCAATCTAATCTCACCAGTTGTAGCAAAGTCGATGGCGCAGGTGATAACCTGATCCGCTCGAACCTCAATTCCTGTTTTGATGATCATAGCGTCAAACTCATAGTAAACACTTGGCGTCTCGTCGCCAGCTTCACTTTCGTTGAGTTGCAAGTAACACTTAAAATCACTTCCCACATCTGTGCGCATAATAAGCTGCAGCATCAATAATGAGTTCTCCGAAAGCCCACTGCTAACGGCGCTAAACAAACAATCAATAGTGCCAGAACCAGAAAGAATACCAGCCGAGTAAAGACTTTTGAATTTGTCAGACATCACTGTTGTATCCAGCGATTCTCTGTCTGTGTTAAATGTGTAACCCGTTACGTCTCCCAGCAGGCGTTCAGTGGCCCCATATAGGCGAACGGTTACAGGTAAGGGGCTACCAGCAAACGTCTCAAGCGGATACTCTTGAGTGCGATCATTGTTAATCGCTGCTGCAAAATTGTCAAAAAGACGAATGCCACCGATGCTGTTTACATTGCAGTAGGCGACAAACTCATTTTGAGTGACATTGCTGCCGTCTTCCCAGCTTGATGCAGGAATGAAGTCAAGCTTGCGAGCATCCTCAGTCGTTATGACAATTTGATCGCCAGTGTATATGTTATCAACAGCTTCATCAAAACTGAAGCGATTCAGTGTTGTGTTAATGTCAGCAGGGGCGACAAAAGTCTCAATCGTGAGCTTTGACTTACGACTGAGTTTGATTTTTCCGTAGTGCCCTAAAAAGAAGGTCATGCGTCAACAAGCTCCCTAAACGGACCGTCAACAGTGAACTGAATCGCAACAGAAGTCAGCTCAGAGGTGCTGACACGAAGCGATGAGTTTGTGATGTAGGCGTTGAAAGCAATGTCATCTTTGATGTCAGACGCACTACCTGTTTGCGTGCCTGCACGAAGAACAATTCCGACGCGATCGTTCTCGGTGACACCGATCTCGGAGGACTTCATCAACCTGCCCAGGAGCTGATCGAACTGCGTCCCAGGCTCGGAGCTAGTGGAACCCTCGCGGCGGTAGTAAAGCACCGTGGCACCCCCTGTAGAGCTGACAACGCCCGGCGTGTAGGTCTTGACAGCAGTGTCCAGTGTCGTGGTCTCCAGCAGCTCCAGAGTGGTATCCAGGGTCCAATCACGCAGCTTCAGGACCTTCTCTGGGGCGGTCGGAGTCGCGTCACCCGAGCCCGCTGAGATCAAATACAATGCCCCCGTGCGCCCTGTATAGAAAGCCATCGCAGGAAACGATCAATAGTCTGAGTCTAGCTGATCACAGTAAAATTGTTTGGGTTGAAATCAGCGATCAAAGCGTTACCATTGGCGTCGCAAGGGAAAATGGTTGCACGAATAGTGACTTCTCCTTCTTCGTCCATTTCTACGTCTGAGATTCTGTAGACACGCTTTTGATTGGTTCGCTCACCCAACACAAATAGCCAACCCTCATAGGCGGTGAGATTGGCAGATGTATTGTTGACGATGAGAACGTCATTTAGCGAGACTACGCCAGAAGAACTCTTGTAGAGCAATACGGAATACTCTTTGTCTGCAATGCTATTGTCGAGTGGCGTGTTGAGTACACCACTTTTTTCAACAATGCCCGTTTTGATTCCATCCCAAGCATTGAGGCCAATGTCCACATAGATGTAGGCGCCGGGCGAAACAGGAGTGGCAGTCGGAAAGGTCTTAAACTCAATCCCGCTACGAACATATCTGCGCAAATTGCACAGAAGCATTCCATACATAACCGCTTGACTTTCGTTCGTAACAAAAGCTGATAGGTCAAACGTTTCCCTGATTGCATCATTTTCTGACGTGTCGCTCAGTTGAACAGAGACTGTTTTGTTGATCGCAAAAATGCCATCAGCATCAAGCGAACGATAAACAACAGAAGCGATAATATCTTGAACACTTGAACCGAAGTCGAGAAACTCTTCTTTGTAGGTATCCTCAAGAATGTTTCCCTGATTGAAGAGTGCTGATATGTTGATTTTTTGATTTATTTTGAACGTAGATGGATCGTAAGGGACGGCAGGAATAAGTGTTTCTTGCCCATCAATGCGTGCAAACTCAAGCAGGCTGAAGGGTGCGGTAGTTGCCCAGAACTCACGCCAGCTACCTCGATCTGCAATCAAACAATCCATGAATAGATTGTTCGCCCTACAGAACTTTTTGGAAATTGCTAATTGATTGATGTTTATACTTGCTAACTGCTCGCGATAGACTTCAACAGTTGCGTTGATAAGTGCAGCAGTGTTTGGAATGGCGTAACGACCTATGCCATCAGTTTCGTCAATTACGGTATCGAGAAAAATATCTGGGGCGAAACAGGTAGGACCGTCAGGCGTAGGCGAAAATGAGCCATCATCTTGCAACAAACGCACCGGCTTACCCTCAGTTGCAAATACAGACAGCGCACGCATGTCCTGCAGGTTTTTGCCGCTGAAAATGTTAAACCCGACTAGCGAAAGATTTTTGTATAGAGAGGCGTCAAAGGGAAGTTGCTGCTGTTCCGTAACGGCAGTAATTGAAAACTCTGGCCCCCTGTCAAATGAGGTAGTAAGTTGTGTGTCAGCGTCTAGGCTGAACCAGTCCCACTCATTTGTTTTTGCGGGCGATTCGTTGATTGGGGGCATTGCATCAAGCGAGCCGCTTGAAGCCTCTCGCATGAATCCCGTGTAGTGAATTTGGCGCCCATCTGAAAGCTCAATCAACGCTTTGTCGCCCGAGTTTTGCAGATAGAAATAAGGGACCCGCCCATATGAATTGCGAAGTTTGCTTCCGTAAGTCTTGACTTCGGAAACAGGATCTATCACCGCCTCGAACTTGAATTGCCAGTGAGAGATCTCTGCTACTGCTGCCACAAATTTTACATAGATAAAGTTATCTTGTTCTGCTGCTCTGCGCGCCGCAAAGATTCCGGGCACATAAGTCCATTCCTGCTCGGACGGTTTTTTATACTTCAGCAAAAACAGAGCGGTGCGATGTTGAATGCCGTTGTCACTTTCCAGATAGCCTGCATACTCCTTGCTCCCGTACTTGCGCTGTCTACCCGAAATGCGCTTAAAGAGTTGGCACTGAACCGAGAAATTTACAATGGAGCAGGGCGACAGAGTTGTGTAAGAAGCTTCTTCGTAGCGAGCAAATACCTTTAGGTAATAGAAATTGTCAGCGCCCGTTCTTTGAAATTCAAGGAAATCGCTGTAAGCGCTCAGTAGTTTCAGCTCCTCATCTGTAATGTCTCGCACGTAACTGTATCTGACTGCAACTGGGTATGTATTGCCCACACGATCTCCAGAGACCTCGGTTTCCTCCTCTGTTTCAATTTTCCAGATTTGCTTGGACTTGATCAAGTCGGCTGGGGTATTTACATTGAATCTTTGTGTCCCAGGCAGTGTTTTGCTTATGTCTGAAACAAATATACTTTTTTTGGGGAATACTTCGTCTCTTTGGTCCAGCGCAATTAACGTATCAAAAGTTTTCTTGGAATCCCTATAGCTTACCGTATCTTTGTAATCAGTAAATACATCAGCAACTTCGTCATTTGAGTAGGCGACGCTAGAAGCGTGTCCGGGCTCGATGCAGACCGTTTCTATCTTGAAGTCGCCTTCGTCTGTAGAGGTGCCAATAATCTTCTTGATCTTGAATTTAGCAGAACCAAGCTTAAAGATTCCAGCATCATCAAAGCTGCTCGCGAGTCCGCGACGAGCATCAATCGCTGATCTCTTGAGATCGTCCGCAAACTTTGTGCCAGTCGGTGCATCCTTGGTTGAGGCGATTAGGATTGAAAGCTTGTCTCCCACGCTGATCGGACTCAGGCGCTCTCCAGAAACCCACTGCGCAAGATCGTAGGCGTCAACACCAAGAGCAATGGAACTCTTTTTGCCAGTTCCTTCACGAAGGTAAAGCTTTACTCCTACAGGAACTGGGCTGTATCCGCCAAAGTTGTTGGATGAAGATGGCGAGTACGCCTGACTAAACCCATCAACTCTTTGATTTTGCTCTAACGTTGTTTGCAGTTTGTAGGGATTATCAGTGGGTTGTCCATATTTGGTTGGATCGCTCTCGTAACTAGAATTAACTTCATTTGCGAATGCAAGTGGGCCAGTGGCATTGGGGTTGAAATATATCCAGCGATTCTGAAAGGTTAAATCGTCTACTCCTGTTTGACCAAATGCAGTCTTGGTTGGGTCAATTGCTTTGATTGCGCCACCCGCAAGCATTAGCAGCATTTGGAGCAATTGATTGCTGCCATAACTTTGTACTGCCGACCAAAGAAGAGCACCGGATATGCGCACTCCACCATTTGGGTTGACGGTGCGATCGGTATAGACAAGTGGCACTACATCTCCGTATTTTGCAATTTCTTGTGTACTGTTGAAGCCAAAACGAGGCGAAAAGCGTTGCTCTCTGGTTTGTCGCTGCCCCTCCGCTGCGCTCGGAAGCGTCGGCTGCGCTATTAACGCTGCTACGACTTGAAAAAGAATACCAATAATCGTCAATACAAGCGCTACGACTCCGGGATCATTTCTAATATCTAACACACTACCTTCTTTTATATCTTTGTACGCTACCTGAAGCGCAATAAATTCTAAATACTCTTCTTTTGATACGCCAAGAGCCTCAATCAAATCATGCTCGTAAGGCAGGAGGCGCCGAGTCATTTGCGTAAGCGAAAGTAGTGTCCCAGATTGTGAGGCAGTGGTGCAAGAACAACGCCTGCATCGGGCGAGATAAACAAAACCCTGCCGTCATCCATCACTGTACCCATTGCGCCCCCTTGATTTCCAGGCAACAGCACTACGGCGTGCGGTTCCGGTGAGCGCAATATGTCAGCGTTTTTAAGAAGCCACTTTGCTATCAATACTCTTGGGAAGGTTTCATCTGTGTAATTGTCAAAGTATTCTCGCAATTGATCTGTGTAATCAAAATACCCAAGTCTTTTATGAACTTCAGCGGCGAGCAGGCAGCAGTCAACTGTGCCACTCCCGTCGCCCGGATAGGCTCCCCAGGCGCGCTTCAACCCGATCAGGTCATTCATCAGCCCAGCCTGACGTTGGCATCTAGCGGCAGCGGGCCAACAAGCTCTCGCGTCAAGGTCCTGTTCGGAAAATTGCTGGTAACGCTGTCAATTGCAGATCTGAAACGCAACTCAAGCGTTGTTTCACTAATGCTACTTCCAATACCCACAAAGTATTCAGCTTGCACTTTTGCTGAGTAATCATCTGAAGATGTAAGCCACATTGTGTTCAGGCGCAATCTGGTTAGGCGATTGCCGTCAATATCGTGCAAAAGCTGTAAGGCGATCTCAATGTTAGGAAACAATACCTGCAGTACATTGTTTTCGCCGTTCAGACTAGCAACACTCCCTTCTGCTCTAAACGGTGCAAATTGATAGCGGTCTCCATTGTGAGACGGAAACTGCTTATCTTGATTGACAAAATAGTTTTGAAATCTGCGAATTGGCTTTGTAACGTCACGAGGCGTGAGTTCAAAAAATTGACAAATGCGAATATCAGGGGTGTTGCTACGAAAGTCGGTCATTGATCATCAAGGTATAGATTTATGATTTCGCCAACCAATGTAACGCGTAGCTGAGAAACTCCTGGGCGCACTGATTGAACAGTCGGGGGAGACTCATATTCCCAACGCAAATCGTCAGCAGCTCCACTTGCGATCACACTTAACTGAGTGCCGATTCCAGCGATAGTTTTAGCACTCAGCTTAAAACGTGCATTTTGCGCAGTCTGCTGTCTGTAGTGATTCAGTATGTCAGCAGCTTTTGCATCGCTGATGTTATCAAATTCAAGATCAAGCTTCGCCCCCGATGGTTTGTTTCCAAAGGTGCGCTTAACTGCTACGCCCGAGAGCGATCGGTAGACCTTCTGAGGGTAGACGCCCGGAGAAAAACTCCGGCCTGTGGGGGCGTAGGAGGGGAAGTCAGCCATTAGCGGAATCCAAGACGGCGACGGATCTCGGGGGACTGCTGGAGGCGATCCAGGGTCATGCTCATGCCCTGTTTGGCGCCATCCTTGGTGGCCTGGCGACGAGTAGCGCTCATGGCCGCCTCAAGCTGTTCACGACTGACGTACTCAACACCGTTGATGGTTGTTGTTTCAAAGGTCATGTTAAGTGCTGGGACACCCGAGCTTCCATTGCTTGCGCTCATTGCTTCACGCAACCCATTTGCGTCTACGCCAAGGCGACCATCAGATCCACGAGATAGGGGCATGATTGCTTCGGGACCAGCCTCACCCACAACACCCGTACGCATTGCGCCACCGTCTGCAAACTTAAAGAGTGTTGGCGAGGCGACGACGGAGTTGGTGAACATGCCTCCGTTGGCAAATGCTGCGATGCCGTTTGCGAAGTAACTGCCATTGGCCGATGCAGGTAAGGGCGCATATTTGTTCATATCGGGAGTATTGATTCCAAACTTGGCAGAATTTCCACCACCGCCGCCACCGCTCGACATCCCAGCAAAAATCTTTGCAATGCCAATCGCAACATACATTGCAATCATCTTGGTACCTTCTTGTACAAGAATCTGACCAATCTGCTTCAAGAAGTCTGAAAACACTTGTTGAGCAGTTGTGGTGCCTTCAATCAGCCCAGCGATTCCATTGGCGAGTGAATTGCCAACAGCGTCGCCAATGCCCTGAGATACACGAACTGCAACGGCTTCAAGGTCATTGAGCTGTTGTTGTGCTTCACCGATGAAACGACGAATCTTGGCGCCCGGCGCTGTTTGCGCCCGAGCTCGGGCATCTTCAGCCGCGGCGCGCTCTGAACCTACAGAACCGACATCTCCGATCTGTTTGCGCAAGCGTTCGATTTCTTTGAGAGCTTCGGCTAGCTGCGTTTGTAGTGCTTCTTTGTCTTTATCTGTAGCAGTTTTAATTTTCTCTTGAATTTGGTCCCGAAGCTTTAACTCTATATCTAGTTGTTTATTAAGCTCAGCTTTAGCTTTGTTGATTTCGTTTGTTATGTTTAGCTTGGCTAGCTCGGCTGCGATTAACTCTGGGGCTAAGCCTTCATACTCGAGTCTATTGCGTAGCTTTAGTGCGTCTAGTTCCGTGTATATGTCTTTTGTCTGTGCGCGCATTTGACTTATTAAATTAGTCGCTTGTTCGGTTACAAGGATACGTTGTTTTAGTATGTTTTCTTGTTGTAGTCCCTGCAAGTATAGTGCATGTTTTGCATTAACAGCATCAATAGCTTTTGCTCTTTCAGCTTCGTTTAGTCGTGTTTGTACTGCAATACCTTTAAGAATTTGCTCTCGTTCGCGATTAGCTGTTGCAATCTGCGTAAGACGACTCACTTCTAGGGCGCTGCGCTCAGGGTCAAATGCGTTTGCTGCGCTATTTGTGACTGCTTCATAGGTATAGCGGAGCTCCAGTAGACGATCCTGGTATTGCTCTAGTGCGACCTGAGGGAATGCGGACTTAGCTATTTGATCAAATGCTTCAGCAGTGTTGGCTTCAGTGAGCGCAGCTTGTAGCGAACGCAAGCGTTCCATAGCGCCGGCCAAGCTGCGGACGGCCTCGGCGTAACGCTGGGCTGCAGCGCTCTTGTCAGGAATCTCTGAAGCGCTTTGAAGTGCTTCAACTTTCGGGACTTCTGTTAGCGCGCGGCTTTGAATTGTCCCGCCTTTGACCCAGGCGTTCTCAATGGCACGGAGCACTGAGGCGGCATTACCTCCGTTTAGCGCGTTGACATGCGTAGATACGTGAGGGCCTGTAGCTCTGCCTGTAATACCCTGCGTGCCTATGACTGCCCCTGATTGAAGGACGTCACCAACTCGTACAACAGTTTCATTTAGATGACCGAGGAGTACTTCGAACTTCCTACCGTTAAGAACAGCTTCACCAGTGACATAATTACCAAAACCTTTGCCTGATGAACCGCTGCCAGAGCCCTGCTGCCCTACTTTTGTGATTCGTAGGCTAGAGAATGGGTTCTGGATGGCTGCTCCGACGCCGCCCTTCAGGGCAATGTCTGACCCTGTTTGTTCACCGTCGGGGTCGTTGCGCTGGGTGACTACAGCCCCTCCACGGACTGCGCCTCCCGGAACAATCTTGGCTGCTGCTTCAAGCTGCTGACGGCGTAACTGAGCTGATTTTATGTCGTTCTCACCTGCTCGCTTTCGCAATTCGAATATCCGCTTCTCTATATCTAGGCGGTAATCTATTATCTGACGCTCAAGATTCGCGACTTCAATAGCAAGAGACTTCTTGGCGGCTTCGATCTCGAGCTCGCCGCGCTCGCGGGTGGCGATGTAGTTGTTGAGCGCCTCTAGAGCAGCACGAGAAGCGCCTTCTTCACCCTCGATGAGTTTGGCGTTGGCTTTTTCAATTTGCTTGATGCGGAGCTCGCCGGCGACACGGAAGATCTCGACTTCTTTCTGGGCGAGGGCTTGGCGTTGCTGGAATAGGTCGTTCTCGAGTTGACGGCGAAGCTCGAAGATTTCCTTTTCGAGGTTGACGCGGTTGGCGGCCTGGAGCTTGATGTCTTCGGCGGCACGTTCGCGGTCACGCTCGGCATCGACACCACGGAGCTGGGCTTCGATCTTGGCTTCTTCGGATTGAAGGCCCTTGAGCACTTGGCGCGAGCGCTCTTCGAAACGACCGGCCTCGGAGCCGGACAGGGCGTCCCAAAATTCACCCCAACTCTGGATGCCGGGCTTGAGTTCGTAGCGTATTTGGTTGATCTTTTTGCGTACTTCTTCTAGCTGTTCAATGTTGCGGCTATAGTTTGCGTCAACAATGGCGCGCTCAAAGTCACGAGCTGCTTTTGTCGCGCTATCGGCTGAATCCCCTACGTCTTTGTAGGTGGTCTGTAGGCGTCGCAGCGCTTCCACCGCTCGAGCATTGGAGCGTTGATCTTCTTGAGCGCGCTGGTAGCGACCGAGGGCGTCGACAATGACGGAGATGCCGATCTGAATAACAGCAAGCCAGCCAAGGGAAGCGAGAATCGAGGCTCCGGCAGCTTTTGCACTAGCGCCGAGGCCGCGGAAGCCAGCGGCGAGTCCGTTGAGCTTGCCGCCTGAAACTATGGCTTGTTTGCCAACAGTGAGAAGTTCAATACCTAACGCTTTTAATGCGGCGGCTACCGCAGGAATAGCGGCGGCTGGACCTACAAGAGCGGTAGCTAAGCCAGCGAGTACAACAATTAGTTTACCAAGTGCGACTACGACTGTGGCTATAACGGCTACGAGTCCACCTAAAGCTGTGCCTAAACCACCTACAGCAGGTATTACACTGCCAAAAATGAAGCGCCCGAATAGTACTAACTGTGTAGCGGCGTCGAGGCCGACGCGCTTGAGGAGGCTGAGAACAGCGGCGACCTCGGAGAAGTACTGAACAGCCGGGGTGTTAAGGAAGCGGGCGTAGAGGTTGAACACAGTCGCCAGGCTCGGGGCTAGCGCGCCGACGACGCTGGCGATGTTGGCTAGGGCCGATGCAAGAGCTTGGAAAGTGCCGACTTTGATGTTGACAAAGGCCTCGGCGATGTTCTTGAAGGCATCGACGAGAATTAGCGCAGTGGGTTTCAGCGCCTCGATTGCCTGCGACAGGGCGCCAACAGTGCGCTGGGCGACGCGCTCGAGCTCGGTGAAACCACGTTGAGCGACAGAGGCGGCAGCACTGGCGGCAGCGCTGGGGTCACCGGCGCCGAGACCGGTTCGGCCGGCGGTGAGGCCCACGATGAGTTGTCCGGCTCGGCCGATCGCTGCCCCGGCCCCCGAGGCGATGTCGAAAAGCTGCTGGCGGATGCGGAACAGCGACTCGAATACGGCGGTAAGACCGGCGAGCAGAGGGTCGAGCAGGCCGCGGCCGAAGTTTTGACCGATGAGCTCACCGAGGTCGGCGATATTGGAGACAACGCCGGAGAATCCTTGAGCGGCGATGCGTTGGCCGGCGACAGCAGCGGCTAGGCGGTCTTCAAGAAATTTAACGACACCACCTGTTTGCGTTTTGGCTTTGGCGATGTCTTCGTTGGTTATGCCTAGCCCTTTCGCCAGGTACGAGTCCATGGTGATGTCACCACGAAGGATGGAGCCGATCTCCTGGCGCGCCTGGTACAGCGGGATACCAAAGGTACCGAGGGCGGCAGCGAAGTTGATCGCAAGATCTTCGGCTTCCTTCAGGCCACCACCGATCTGGCCGACTTCAGAAGCGACGATTCCAAAAACTTCGATGACGTCGTTGGAGGTGACACCAGCGAGGGCGATAGACCGCACTCGTATGGAATCAATGTTTTTGTTGACTGCACCGGTTAGCGTGACGATCTTCTGGTAGGGATCGGTTATTTCGCGGCCGTTTGCGAAGACACGGTTAGTAGAGGCAAGCGTTGTCTGTGTCTTTAAGATGGTCTCGCGAAGCTTGATTTCGCGGCCAATCGTGTTGTTGAAGAAGCCATTCCATGCGGATTGGAGGACACCGACGGCTTCTTTTATTGCAAACGTAGCAAGACCTACTTTTGCTAAGGCATTGATAAGCTGCCCGCCCTTACCTGCAGCAAACTCCAGGCTGTTAGCCAGTATGCTGCCTGCTTTTGCATTCTCTTTTAGTCCGATGCCTGCTTTAGCTGCGGACGCGGTACTTTTAGCTAGTTTTTCGTATTGCTCAATCTTGTCGCTTAGACCTGGGACTTTTTTACTGAAGCTATAAAATGTCTTAATGTTATTGGTAGCTGATTTTATATCACTGGTTAGGCTGCTAAAGTTTTTATTGAGCGCCCGTATGTCAATGTTTAGCTTGCGCTCTCGGGTGGCTTTATCTGCTACCTGCTCTACCTGTTTCAGGCTGCGTTCGGCGGCCTGAGTTTCAGCTACTACTTTTAGTCGAAAATCAGACACGGGCCGGTATGCGCTACTCGTATGTTAGGTGCGGCCTGAAGCGCCGGCTGCGAGCGCGGCGTAGACGTGCAGCGGTAGCTGGCGTGCGCGTACGAGCTCGGAAAGGATGAACTTGGTGGGGGCGTCGGGGCCGTCGGCTGCTTCGGCAGCAGGTTTCCAATCTGGGAAGGGAAGGAAGTCTCGTGGTTGCACTTTGGGTGCAGGGCGTTTGGAGCCAGAGAATCCATGCGCGATTTGGATGAGCACCGCCGTCTGGCGGGCAGTGCTCATGCTTTGGGTGTTGGCCAGACCGCGGTCATAGTCATCGATTTGGCGCAACAACCAGCGGATCGTGCTGATTGGGGTGCGAAGGAAGCTTGCTGGCGTGAAGTCTCCACCTACTGGAGAGGCACGAATGCGGAAATACACCGAGTCCCAATCGGCTAGCGGTGCCCGCAGCGTGTCCTCGGCTTGCTTCAGTCTTTGCTCGGGGGTGGGCTGAACTCGGGCTCCGGCTCCGGTTCGTTTCCCTCAGCAGTCGGCCAGCCGTCGCGTTCCCAGGTGAGGAGTTCAAAGATTTGCTCCATCAGGCGGGTGGGAATGGCTTCGGTGTCGGCCTCGGTCCAATCATCGAGCTTCTGCCAGT